GATGAAAGCAAAGCAATTCAGGAATTTAATATTGCGAAACCCGTGGGAGAAGGTATTCTTCAAGGTGTTAACATGTTAGATTCTACTTATCATGTTGGGATAAATACTGTTGGTCAGAGTTTAAGAAATGCCAACCTACAGTTAAGGTCTGAGCCACCGAATCCCCAGGTGAATGTCAGTCCCTGGATGAACACTACTATTGGTCCAGATCTACCTCGCAGACCACTTGAAATTGGCGAAAGCTGTCCAGCCGGAAGCCAATAATTTATTTAAATTTGATTTAAAATTTAATTACAAATATTAGTTAAATGATGGAAGAAACTAAATTTAAGGCAAATCCTTACAATAATAATAATATTTTAGTAACACAAGATGATATCTTGAATATTATGAAAACACTTAATATTCATGATTTTAAATGTAATAATTTAACTCTTTATCAGCGAGCATTTGTTCATAAATCGTATACTAGATTAAAAGACTACGAAGAATTTAGTAATGAAAATAATTCTATAGAGCTATTTGATATTTCATATGAAACATTAGAGTTTGTAGGAGACGCATTCTTAGGAAACATTATAGCGAATTATTTATATCATAGATACTTTCACAACCATAAGATGGATGAAGGATTTCTAACAAAATTAAAGATACGATTTGTTTGTGGTGAGCAATTAGCATATTTATCAAAGTGTTTAGGCTTTGATAAGTATATGATAATATCAAAACATATTGAAGAAAATTGTGAAGGAAGAAGCAACACTAATATTTTAGAAGATATTTTTGAGGCGTTTTTAGGTGCGATATATGAAGATAAAAAGGATTTTAAACTAGTTGAAAAATTTATAATCAATGTCATCGAAAAGTATGTTGATTTTAGTGAAACAATCTTACATGATAACAACTACAAAGATCAGATATTAAGATATTTTCAACACAATTACCAGTTGTATCCGACCTACAAGACAGAAAAGAATGAAAACAATAAATACGAATGCAAACTATATAAAGGCGATGAGTATATCGTTTCAGGTTATGGCAATAGCAAGAAGAAATCTGAACAAGATGCTTCTAAGAGGGCATTAATTAAATATCATGTTTTATCTGAATAATTAAAAATGATATAGTAATATATAATATGTCTGACGAATTAAAATTAGAATTAAAAGACAATGATTCAGATGGACCTACTTATGCTCCAGGTTCCCCTACACCAGATGATCCTGAATTAGATGATTTAGTTGATAAACAACCTGATGATGATTCAGATGGACCTACTTATGCTCCAGGTTCCCCTATACCAGATGATCCGAGAATAGATGATTTATTTGGTAATAAAGAAAAAGATGATGATTCAGATATAGAACCAGAAGACCCTAGTGCCGAAATAATACAATTAGAAGACTTAGATAATAAGACAGTTTCCCAACATAGAAAGGCTTTTGTAAACTGGGTCAATAATGTTTTTTATGAAAGAATTAAAGATTTAAATTCTGATTCGCCTCTTAAGATATATCAAACTCTTGTTCAACAGTATTTATCTTATGAAACTCCTTATCGTGGATTACTTGTGTATCATGGATTAGGAACAGGTAAAACAGCAACTGCAATTTCTTTAGCCGAGGGATTAAGGGGTCAAATGCGTATTAATACATTGTTACCAGCATCTTTAGAGACTAATTTTATTGGTGAAATAATGGGTGATAAAGTGAAGGGAAAAATGGGATGGGGCAAAGATGAATTAAATATAGATAACAATTGGTCTTTTGTAAAGATATCAGAAATAGATGATGATTTTAAAGACAGTTATAAATTGGATGGAAAAGTTTTAAGAATTATTCAAAATGAAACAGTTAGGGCCGTGAAGCAATATGAAGACAAAGAATTAGAAAAGAGAGCAAAATCTATCAGAGGATTTTTCATACCAGATAAGAATGGAACAAAATACGAGGATTTAGAAAAAGAACAACAGGAGTTTCTTAAGAAAGAATTAGAATATTTAATTAAAACTAAATATAATTTCATTCATTACAATCCATTCCCTAAAGTTAAGACAGATCATATTAAGACCGGTGATGACGATAAAGATGACGCAGAAGAAGATGAAGACTTATATTTATTAGATGAAGATCAAAAGAAGAAAGTTCTCACAAACAACATGAAAATTGTTAAAGATTTAGAGAAGAGGCTAAAATACAATAAGAAAAACTTTAATGTTGAATCTCCATTTTATGGTGAATGTGTTGTGATTGATGAAGTTCATAATTTTGTAAGAGAAATATTAAATCCGGCATCAAAACCTTCTAAAGTTTTTTATGAATGGATTGTTAATGCTGAAAATGTGAAACTAGTATTCTTATCAGGTACACCGGTAATTAATAAGCCTTCTGAGATTGCTGTATTATATAACATGTTAAAGGGATTAATTAAGATATATACATTTACTATTAAAAGTGATCTTAATGTAGAAGATGTAATACGTAGATGTAATGAAGTATTTTATAAGAATCCCTCTCTCATAGAATTATTTTATGTTGAGAAGAAGATGGGTAAAATTGTAATATCTTTTATTCAGGAGAGAACTGGTTTTGAATCTTTAATGGATCCAAATGATAAAAATGAAGTAGTATACACTGTTCAGAGTAAAAAAGAAGATTTTAAGCACTTTAATGTATTTATCAATGAAATATATGATGGATTACATGAGATTTTTGATGAAGAAGATATTGTGCCAAGCAAAGAAACTTATAATGATTTATCCCCGAGAGTTAAATCAGGATTATTAAGAGGAAAGCATACTATTTATGATAAAGAATTAAATATAGTTTTCAATAGAAAACAAAAACTATTTGATATTCTTGAAGATGATGTTTTAACTGATATGACAAACAATGATAACTTTATGAGATATTTCTTTGAAGGTAGAGATGAAATGCCTGAAATGAAACGTATCTTAATGAAGAGAATGTTAATGGGATTAACTTCTTATTATCCTATAGATAGATCTTCTATTGTAGACATGCCTATAGTAGTTGAACCCGAATACTTACCAAGTGGTTTAGAAAATCATAAGATAGTTCAAAAGTTGAATGTTGTACCTTGTATGATGAGTCAAACACAATTTGAAAAATACATGGAGATGTGGTCAAAAGAGAAATCTATAGATGCATTGGCTCGGATGAGAGGTTATGATGAAGACTCCCCATTTCACTATCATATGAGAACAAGACAATCATGTAATATTGTATACTTAGATGATGATTTTAGAACCACAAAGAAAACAGAAGATAATAAAGAACTAATTGAAGACATGAAAGCAAAAGCATATCAAAAAATCTTAGATGATAATTCATTAGGTATTGATAAAGATTTAAAAAATCTATCTCCAAAGATGTTTCAAATAATGAATAATATAAATAAATTTATGAAAGATGGTAAACCAACCGGTAAGATATTATTTTATAGTGATTTTAGATCTGATGGAGGATCTGAAGCATTTGAATTAGTATTAAAAAGCAATGGTTACCAAAAGTTTGATACAAAAGATCCTCAAAAAGAAAAAGGTAAAAGATATACATTCATTACAGGGTCTGAAGGCCCAGATGAAAGAAGTGTCAGTAAAGAATATTTTAACGACGAAACAAACAAACATGGTGAATATATTCAGATAATGATAATTTCATCCGCGGGTGCTGAAGGTATTTCATTAACATGTGTGAGACAAGTTCATATATTAGAACCATTCTGGAACTATGTTAGAATTGATCAGGTTTTAGGACGCGCAATTCGTATGAGATCTCATACACAATTACCTAAAGAAGATAGAAATGTTGAACAATATTTGTATTTGTCTACTTTACCTAAGGGAGATAATTTAGAATCTGTATATAAATCATTAAAAGCTGATGAAAATCATACTTGGTTAATACCTGAATTTACCGAAGAAAATATTAAAGTTGAACTAAACAAACCCGAATACAAAGATTTTAAAGAAGTTTTAGATAGTATTATTAGGGTCAATGTTGATACTGGAGGAGAAAGTGCCGATAATCATCTGTTTGAAATTATGGAACGTAAATACAGAGTTTCATTGGAGATTAATTCAGTCATAAAAGAATCTTCTTTAGATTGTATACAACATACCCGAGACGATCCAGAATTAAATGATAAATGTATCCGATTTAGTGATAAACTATCAGGTGAAATTGCTTATTTTCCAGGTATTTCGGCAAAGGTTCTAGAAAATATAGATATAGTTCAGCTAAAAGCAAAATATCTATATCATATTAAACCGAATGTATATGTTATATCGGCCTCAAATGATGAAGGAAATAATCTCTTTATTTACTATGAATACTTATCAACCGAGGAAAAAGAACCTGATATCAGATATATCAGAGAAAAAGGTAGAAGATTATGCGATGTTTATATTGACAGCATGATGATATTAAATTATGTAGATAAGGAACATCCTTATAATAAGCGATTAGGAAAAGAGTTCTCGGTTTATCAAGAAATGTATACTCTTGATAATGATGTAATTGATGAGTATATTAGTCAAGATGAATTTCCATCATTAAATCAACTCTTAGTTAAGGATTCATTAAAAGGTTATAAATTAAAATACAATGTGAATGATACTTTTTATTACATGGGTTTAGATAGTATTTTACCTGATGTTTGTATTCAGAGAGTGTATCCTTATCAATTATATATAGATGATAATTATAAAATAGATAATATTCCGGCAAGAGTTATTTATAACGGCGAATTATTTATCAATGTATAATATTAATAGAATATAAAATGATTAATTATGATTTTGATAATTTTGATGGTTTTGATGAATGGTTGAGTTTAATATTACTCTTTTTAGGTTTATTTGTTATTTATTATTTACTCAATTGTAGGTGTGTAGAAGGTGTTGTTCCCGGCGGTGCGTCGTCTGCTCGTTGTCGTGGCGGTCGTTGTGGACACCATAATTGCAATAGAAATACCGGTACGTGTGAAAAAACACCCTCGGGAACCCCCCCTGAATATAGAGATTGGTATACGTGTCATGCTGAGTGTAAGGCAACTCCATCACCATCCCCATCTCCATCCCCATCACCATCACCATCACCATCGCCATCACCAACACGTAATTATTCTTGTCTTAAAAATCATCAAGATATGAATATGTGTGTTTATCATCCTTTAGGTGAATATAATAATTTAAGTGATTGTGAACAGAAATGTACAAATATTTCCCCACCATCACCATCGCCAACACCATCACCATCACCACAACCATTAAAATGTATAACAGGAGAGGCAGGTAATAATATTAGTGATTATGTAAAAAATAATAATATTATAAATGTTGAAACTAAAATTATAGATCACCCAGAATATCCAGATGTATTAAATTTATCGGATTCAAGTAAAACATGTAACCAATCATCGACGGGTAAATGTACTACTGGACTCGATTGTTTCCTTGCAAATTCAGGTTCTAATCAAACTAATTGCTCTGTATGTAGAAATGGTAAATGTGTATATACAGATTCAACACAATCTACTATAATAAAGGCGAATACAAGCTTTACGGATGAAACAGTTAAAAATAAAGTATACAAACCTGGTCCCACTGATATGTTACTACAATTAAGAGATAATAAATTTAATGATCCTATACCACCTGTATTTAATCCTATAAAAAGTAATGCTTCTGGAGGTTTATTAGTAGAAAATACATCTGATAAAACTATATATGTATATATTGATATCACAAAACCACCTTGTTTACCAGGTAAAAAAGGTGCTTGTAGTCCTCCAAATGATACTGAACATTGCTTTGATTATACATTAAATACTGATAATAAACCATATTGTATTAATTATACACAAAAAGGTGTGGATGTATGTTCATGGGATAAGAATGATGCTGAATTTTATAAAATAAGTAAAGGGGGAAAATTGAATAAAATAGCTAGTAAATCCACCGTTGAATTAAATGCAAAGGAATCATGGTTTATTAAATTTCCAAGAGATGAAGATGGTGTATTTTGGTGGTGTAATAATGGTGTAAAAAATACAGATCAGCGCATATGTCCTGGATTAGGATTATATGTAACCTCTCATCCATATACATTTAGTGCCGCGTGTTTAAATAGGTATGAGTTTAATATCAATGTAAATAAAGACAGATGGTATGATAAACCATATGATGTTCAATATACGTATCATAATTTAAGTAGTGTTGATGGATTTAATTCAACTATGTCATTAGATATATATCAACCATATAAATGTATGTCAAAAAATAAAGACCCCGATAAGAGTAATAATGTAGATTGTAAAAGTAACGTAAAATTATCGAATATTAAAGAAGATTGTAGTCAAACATTAACATATTCAACACAAGAATTAAGCACAAATAGTGAAAATGATACACATTCAATATTAACGTGTGCGAATCCATCTCATTTAAATAAAAATTATGAGGATCATTTAGCATGCGCGATGCAGAGTGATAGCGATGCTTATGATTGTACTGGTATGACAGATTTATATGGTATAAGTGGAATAGATGAATCCGCAACAAAATATAATTATTTTGAAATAGATAGCAGATATGATAAAATAACAAGTAAACTAGATTGTCATAGATATTGGGATAAGGATGGTAGTTTAGATGGTATATCAAATAAAGTAAAAACATGGTATGGAGATGAAAGCAAAAAGCAAAGTATTTTTAAATATACAAATAATGGTGTTCAAAAATATAGAGATGACGCTCAAAATTATAAAAATTATATAAAAGATACATTAAAGTGTGAAACATATAGTTGGGCATTTGATGAACAAACATGTACAAAACCGACATGTAATAATAGTGAATGCAGTGGATCACCTTCTAATCCAAGTGAATATTTAGATGATAATCAACAAGATCCATTAAAAAAATGCCCATTATTAAATCCATATGTTATTAATAGCGATAATCCAAGTATAAATACTACTAAAAAGCAAGATAATTATTTATATCTACATTTACAAATAGGTGATGTTATTAGTGATGATGACATAGTTATGGAAAATTTAATTCAAGGTAATGAGATTTGTTCATCAAATCATGCCCAAGTTTGTCAAGCTAATTGTGAAGGAAAGGATCGTCAAAACCCGTGTATATATAATGAAACACCAGATGATAAAGGGAAATATTGTCATCCCTTAGATTGTAATACATATACGGATGGTGGTAAGGAAGCTTGCGAAAGTAGAAAAACGAGTGATGGTATAACATTATGTAAATTTGATGGTGATACATGTAAAAATAATACGGAAAATTATAGTGTATCTGGTTTATGCTC